TATATTGCCAACAAGTTGTCCTCTAAAATGGTCTACATCAATTCTTTTTAAAACACCTGCATCTGAAATAAGTAATTCATCATTATCGTCAACAGCAGTAGTCAAAGCACCTTGTCCACTAATAATATTATCATTTAACATTCCTGATTCTACAGCATCTGTTTGTATAGTTACACTAATAGTTACATCTGCTGAACCATCTAATGCTAATCCTGTTGTACCAACAACATCTCCACTTAAATTTATATCTACGCCTGAAGCCCATTTTGTAGAAGTGTCAGCATTACCTGTTAAATCTCCAGTAAAATCAGGAGCTGTTACCGTGTGAGAAAAATCAAATTCATCATTAGTCGCATCCCAAAGAATTGTTGCATCTGTAGTTGAATTAACTGCATCTTGTATTGTTATACCTGAGCCATCTGCAGTACTTGAAGTATCATTAGAGGCGTGATAATTTAATACTATGTTATTATCTTCTACCTGTAAAGTAGCTGTATTTAAAGTTGTAGTATCTCCCTGTACAGTTAAATCACCAGTAAGTGTAAGATTTGCACCTTGTGCTGTACCTGTAAATGTAGGAGCAGCTAATGTCTTATTGGTAATAGTTTCTGTTCCTGTTAAAGAAACAAAGCTATCTCCTTGTAAGGCTGTATTAAATTCTGTTAGCGTACCTGTTAAAGTATTAGAGTCTAAGTCTATAGTTTTGTTTGTAAGAGTTTGTGTTCCTGTAAGAGTTACTACTGTAGAATCAATAGCTATATCATCTGCATTGGCAGTAATACCTGTACCACCAACTACATTTAATGTTATATTACCACTAGAACCTCCACCAGTTAAACCAGTTCCAGCTGTGATACCAGTAATATCTCCACCACCAGAAGAAGAACCTTGAACTATTAAATTAGTAACATCTCCAGTAGCTGCTGCTGACTTCTGCTTTTCTGATATGTTTTGTTCTACGTAAACCTGCTCATATACTACACCATTTCTCTTTTCTTGTTTGATAAGTTTACCGTCTTCAAGAAATGATATATTCTCTCCCTCTCTGATATTCTGAGAAGATGGTCTGACTCTAAAGAAAGAGTCAATAGTATTAACTCTATGTTCACCAGATTTTGGCATTATGAAGGTCTCTTGTTAGTTTGTCTATAATCTATATTAATATCATTAATATTTAATGTACCAGTATTTGGAGTGTTAACATTAGTAGCTGTTAGCTTTAATGTTATAGACTCTACGTCTTGATTTATTGTATATACTAAAGTCTTGTATTTGTCACTGTCAATAAGTTGAGCAGTCAAATCTGTATAATCTTCTGTTCCATCTTTTGCGTAAGATAGAACTAATTTTTTGTGAGTAGTATTCGTTAATTCAACATAATTTTCATTTTTAACAGTAACATAAACTTTCTTTACTCTTTTTACCAACCCTGGATTTCCAAAATCTACATCTTTAGTTCTTAGGTCTATTAGTTTTGTACCTACATCACCTGTTAAAACTTTTACAGTTTTTCCATTACTACTACTATATTCTAAATAATACAGCCCGTCATAAGAAGGTATAAAGTTAGAAATACCAGAACTTCCTATTGATTTAGTTAAACTCCAACCTTGAGTTGGAAAGTCAAATACAAAAACATCTGTATCTGCTGCAGTATCTTGAACTACATTTAATTGCTTGTATTTATTATTATATCCAATAGCTGGATTTTTAGTAGATTGATTTGTTCTCCAAGTCGCATCATCTAAATTAACTGTTAATTCTTTAGGAGTAGATTGTCCATCGAAAATATATACTCCATCATCATTTACCCAGCATACACCAAAAGGAGTTTTGCAAACTGATTCTTGCTGTCTACATCCCATTCCATCATACTCTGCTTCTAAATACCAACCAGCCTCTGATGTTGATGATATATTAATAACGTAAAGTTTTCTTTGCTTGAAAGTAAGTAATCTATTTCCAAGACTATGTAGCGCTGTAAAAGAATCTCCGTCATTTATACCTATATCTAAAAAGTTGCTGTCTGGAAATGTTGAGAATCTATTGACTGGAGAATAATATATTCTGTCATCAAATACAACATCATTCTTTCTTACGTTACCTACCCAAGCTCTTCTAGCGCATATAGTAGCTGCTTTGAATCCACCTTTTGTTCCAAAGTCAATACTTTCTTCATCCTGAGAATATCCGTTAATACTTTCATAAGTGTCCAAAGAAGGATTAACAATATCTAATCCTGTTACATCTGCAAAATCTGTATCTGATGGATGTGTAAATTCTACAAACTCTTCAAATAAATTTTTTCTAATTCCTCTTTCATAGTCAACATCTAAGAATAATATCCATCTACCGTTACCGTCTTTTTTTCTCGTATAAACTCTTACGCCTTTTTCATTTTTATAGCCAGTATTTAATGCACTGAATCCAGTATCTTTTATTCTAAATCCTACATTAGTAAAATAAGCTCCAGTTGTGATACCAAATAAACTGTCTTTAGGAGTTTGTGGCAATGTTTCATTGTCTTGCAAATCTACTATCGTATGACAAAATTCATAAGAACCAGCTTCCCAACCACCACCAGTTACAGCAATACTTGATGTGTCTACAACCTGGACTTCAGAAGCACCTGCGTGTTCTAAAGGATTATCTGTAAATACAGCTCTATCTACTATTAATTGCAATATTGAATTATCTGAAGTACCGCTTGTGCTTACAGTGTTAACTCCTCTTACTCTCATAGCCTCACCGTTAATGTAAATTATGTTACCGTCCATATTAGCAGAACTAAACACTCCAGTAGTATAAACACTGTTATAATCTAAGCTTGTGCTTGTCATGTTATCGTTTGTTCCTTGGATTGTAAGATATATAATTTTATCAGTAATTCTTATATCTGCTGTTGGGTCAGGATTAGTTTCATCTGGATTTGTTGTTGTAACTAGTTTATTAGATGCTCCATTTTTTACGATAGTAGTAAAATCTTGAGAATCAAACGTTGGGTCTGTATTTAATATAATACTAAACTCTCCAGCTCCTGGCTCAGTAAATGTAGAACTTTCTGTTATAGCTTCAAACTTAGTTGTTAGATTTTCTATCTTCATAGTTGTATCTAGCCATCCACTTACATCTGTTCCAAATCTATCTGTGTTGTCTATATAAACCATCTTTTTCGGCTCTGCTGTAATACTAGAGCTTACTGCTGTTTTATCAGAAACATAAAGTATTCCATCAACAAAATAATATACTGGCTTAACTGCACCAGTAACTTGCATATCTATTTCTGTTGCATTTCCTACAAGAGTAAAATTATCTGTAGTATCAAAATCTCTTCTTAAGAACTGTATAGTAGTATTACCCAATGTCTTATCTATTGGATATGCTATTATCTGACTTGGATTTGTAGAAGCTCCTCCAGTAGTGTCTACATTGTGTTCTGAATTAAATATAAAAGCACCATTACCTTGTTGTGCGTGCGTTATAGTATCTGGAGCACTTGTATGTTTAGTGCTAGAATCTGAACTAGACTGTATAAGTCCAGGATTTGATAAGAAAACATTATCTGCTTTTTGAACCTGATTAGGCGCAATATCCCTAGGAGAGGACTTGGTATTAAGTCCTCCGCTAAAGTCGTTTAATTGTAATGACCTTCTAGGCATCTATTAACACCCACATCCACATTCGCAGTTCATATTCTCTCCTTATTTATTTAAGGGCTTTTTTAACTTCAGCCCAGATTTCATCGTCTAATTTATTATCTGATTTCTTGATGAAATAATCACCAAGTTTTATTAATACAGCTTTTAAAACTTTTTCACTTAATAAGCCTGTTAATAATTTACTGATTACAATGTTCATAGTATCTCCTGTTTGTTTAGCATTTCCATCTTTTACGCGCTTGTCTTATTCTAGAATTAGGATTATTCCTAGTTTTAGCAGAACTTCTTTTTAGTTGTCCTAAAGACCTTGCACAATAAGACTTTCTTCTTTTAGCTGCCTTGCTACCTTTCTTAACTTTACCAGTAACAGCAGTTTTTAATTTACTTCCAGGGTTAGCTTTTCTATAAGCCTTAACGCCTTTTTTTGTCATACCAGCACCTTTCTTTGTAGGTCTGTAGTTAGCGTTTTTTCCCTTAGTTGTTTTTCTAATTGCTTTTGTTTTTTTTCTTGGCATTGTCTTCTTTGAATATATTTTTATTTACACCTTTGTGTCCAAAAATCTTTTCCCATCTATTTTCAAATTCTTTCCTAGATATTTTCATGCCTCTAGGTTTATCGCCTTTACCAGCTCCATTTGGTCCGTTAAACATTATTTAATAACTTTTTTAATCTTATCAAATACTTCTGTTTCGTCAAACCTCATACTTATACCAGGCTCATATCTCATAATTTCTTTACCTTCTTTCAGAATGATAATAGTAGGGACAACCTTGATATTCCACTCCTTCTGAATGACTGCACCAACAGTTTTATTGGTCAAGTCTATTTCTCCTACATAGCAAAGGTTAGCTAATTTCTCTACCTTTACTCTATTCTGATAATTCCAGCCCGCATTAACTTGCACTACTGCGCATTTTTGTATATTAAGCGCTTGTATTTGGTCAAAGCTATCTAAGTTGACTGATTGTGAGTGCAGCCATGATAGCGATGAGCAAAGCGTTAATACCAAGTATGATATAAATCTGTTGTTCATTTGAAAACCTCATTAGTTCTTATTCATGTCAAGTAAAGTTTCTTGAATCATTCTCGTATCATCTTTAACAGAGTCTACTTTATCTTCAAGTTTATCTACTTTTTCTTCTGTGTTTAATATTGAATCACGTATCATTTGGTCTTTTAAATCATATTCCATACGTGAAACCTCTGGTTCTGGCAATTCTTTAGCTAGCTCTATTTCTGCTTTCAATGAATACCACATACCAATTATCATACCTACAGTGACAAGTATACTAATAGCTGTCTCTATAGATAATGTAAATTTAGTTTCTTTACCTACTTCCATCGTTGCCCCTTTATCTCATATCTGCTGGTGCCACAGCTCTAGTGCCACCTGTTTTATCGTTTTTCTTCATACCGTATCTACGTACAGCTTCTTTATAATTAGCCATACATTGTTGTGCGGACGCCATTCTAATTTGAGCTAGATTACCATCTGTTGCTCTAGCTGCTGCGTCCATCAAAGCTTTTGATTTAACATAATCTATTAATGCTGGTTGTAATACATTATCAATATCTATTGTACCATTTATAGCAGGTTGTGTACCATCTGGAGAAACCAATTTATCTGGCTCTGCATAATAAGAGATAACAAGACCACCAGAGACTACATTTATTGTTTTTATTTCAGAGTCGTCTGCGTGATTTGCTGCCGTAGTATCTCTATATCCTCTTGTAACAGTTAATGTATTTGTGCTTATAGCTGTAATCAACATTATTTCATCATCTATTTGAATCATTTCATTGACTGAAAATTGACCACCTTCATCCACATCTACTGCCGTTTCTGTAGTGTCTAAAGCTTCATTGAGCCTATTCTTAGGAATAGGGTCTCCAGAAGACTGGTAAGAAACTTGAGAACCTAATTGAACTGCTTTTAGTTTGCTCTCTGATGTTTCTGTAGTTCCTCCGTCTCCAAGGTTGGTTGCAATAGCTATTCTATCACCTTCTATCCACCACACAAAGTTATCACTAGGGTCTTTATACGTACTTGATATTACTGACATTATACTTCACTCCATACGAATACATTACTTACTGATGTTTCGCTGTAAAATTGTTTTATTCTCCCACTGCTTAATCTAGGAATATCTATATACTCTCCACTTGTATTTTTAATAGAACATCTAAACACCTTGTTAACTGTTATGCTCTGACTGTCATCTAAGTCATACCAAAGTTTATTATCTAACAAATCTGTTTTAGCATTCTCTATTTGATTAGTATATCTACCCATATCAATCAATGCTTCGTTAATTAAGTTGACTACATAGTTCTCTGATATATCAGGAACTGCTTGCAGTACTCTACTATATATCTCTTTACCTGTAAATTCTATAGCTGCCATTATATACCTTCATTCGTTTGTTCAATTTTTAATTTATCTATACTTATCAACTTCAATGCTTCTTGAAATTGAGCATTTACCATTTGATATTGCTGAGTATACCATTGATACTTCGCCTGGTCTCTAGTAAGCCTAGCTTGAAATTCTTGACCATACTGAGCTGCTGCTGACAATTTTCCTGATACTTCACTCTTGTTGTGCTACTGCCACACCTAAATTAGCTTGAGCTATTCTTGAAGAACCTTCTTGTGTTCTAGCATTTGCTGCAGCTATATAAGCTGCTGCATATCCAAGTCTAGCTTGTACTTCTTTCGCATAACCATCTGCCTCACTAAGAGCTATCTGAGCTTCTTTTACTCTCATATCTCCAATCTATCTGAGCTTCTTTTACTCTCATATCTCCAATGCTAGTCCATTCTGCTAAATGAGCTTGAGCTCTTGCTATTTCTGTTTGAGATATATTTAAGGCAGAAGTTACTAATTCTACATCTTCTTCTGCTTGAGCACCTCTTGCACTAGTAGTAGATGATGGTGCGTTTCCAGTGATAGTTTCTTGTGCTTTATCTAAAGCATCTTTTACTCTTGTTAATTGAGAGTTGCTAGTTAAAAATGTATCTTCATCTCCAAAAACAGAATCTGATTGGTCTGAAAGAAATTTATCTGCTGCTACTTTTGCTTTGTCTACAGCTGTTTTAATTGCCGTTAATGCTGTAGCAATATCTCCAGTAGTTGGGTCGTTAGTTAATATAGCTTCTTCATCAACTAAATGTGCATCTATTTTACCTAAAGCTGTATCTACATCTCCAACAAAATCTGTTACATCTTGTGCTTTTGTTAAAGCATCTCTTACTACGGCAAATCTTTTACTACTATCGTGAAATAACTCTCCAGTATCATCTATGTCTCCTATAGATGTAACAAAAGCACCTATTTGGTCTTTAGCTAATTTAAGTGAACCAGTTGTATCATTAACTACATCATCAATCTCTGCATTCATGAGTGCTAATGCACCTGTTGAAGCGTCATCTATTAAAGTATTTGATTGTAAATTATTCATCAATCTCATTAAGGCATTTCTTGAAGCATATAACACTACAGCATTTGTTGCTTCTTTTGGAAAATTGTCTATTGTAGAATCTGTAGCTTCTATTGTAAAGTCTTCATTAATTTTTACTAGCTTACTATCATTTGAAGATGCACTTGCTGGTAATGTATAAATTCTTTTGTTTTCTAAATAATATACTGGGTCAGAGCTTGTAGCAAATTCCATATAGTTAGAATCTGCTGCTCTACCAGACCTACTAGCATTGATTTCTCTACAAGGCATTAGTACATCGCTATTATTTTCGTCTTTTCTTAAAACGTGTAATATTTTAGTATCTTCTATGCCTTGAAAACTTGTAAACTCTTGTATTTCAGACATTCTATCTAATAAAGCCATAGGTAAAACATCAATAATTTCTCTAGCACCAGCAACAAGCCAGTCTTCTATAGCAAAATCATCAGTGCTACCAAAGCCTGTCAAATCATCTATTCTTGTTTTAAAATCAGCCATTATCTTCCTTGTCCTCTATACTTTTTTGTATAATTTTTATTACTCAATTTATTTCCGTACTTAGTATTTTTACTAAGACCTTGTCTTGTCTTCTTCTTTCCGTTAGATATTCTAACTTGTGTCCCAAATGCTGGTCTTCTCATTTCTTCTTCTTTCTTCTAGCAAAAGTTCTTACATTTGTTGGTTTACCACCAACTCCTTGCTTCTTTGCTCTCTTTCTTCTTACTGCACTCTTTTTTTGTGAGGCGCTCATACTTGCTGCTTTAGAAGCAGGAACACACTTAGGGTATTTTCTTTTACTTCCCTTAGCTTTTTTACGTCCACACTTTTTATGTCCTCCGCCTTTTTTCTTAGAACCGATATCAACCCAGTCCTCGCTAAACCATTTTCTAAGTCCGCCTCTGTAAGCCATTACTTCCAGCCGCCACCAGCTTTTTTGTACTGCTTAGATGCCCAAGCATTTGCGTAAGCACTTGGATATACATCAAACTTTTTCTTTGCTTGTGATATATAATAAGACCACTTGCTTGGATTAGTCGGTGTAGGTTTACCGCTTTTGTTATTTTTTTTAGGCATTATTTCTTCTTATTTTTTTTATATGAAACTTTTTTACCAGCTTTTTTAGCTGCTTTAGTTGCTTTTTTTATGCCTTCCTCTGTATAAGCATAACTTTTTCCATTTACCATTGGCATTATAGTATCCTTTGTCTTGGTCCCTTACGAGAAACTTTAGAAGCTCCTTCTTTGAGCTTCTTCATTCCCTCTTCTTGGGATATAGTATTAATATCAATTTGGTCTTTTCTAATAGCTGTTGCAAAAGGATTGTTTTCCCTTACAACAAATTGAGTACTCCATCTAGGTGCTGCCGCTCTTTGACCACAAGAGGTGCAGTTAAACATTCCCTCAGGATTTGGCTCATTACAATGTTGACAATTAGCCATTAATCTTTAGTAATTACAATGTAAGCAACTCTACTTAAGTCAAGCCTAACAGCTTTAATATCTACAAGCTTTGCATCGTCAATAGTCTCTATATAGTCATTTATTTCTTTAGCTAAAGAACCAGATACGCTGCTATCTCCAGCTGACATATCGTTAATAATAACTTTTGTAGTTGTATTAAAATTCGCCATTTTATTCTCCTATTATTTTTAAAATTCTTTATAGGTTTCGGAGTGAGACTAGCCCACTCCATAGTACCTAATAACTATTATTACTGGTCAGCAAATACAATTGCAGTATTTGTAACGGAAACAACTGTTCCGTTTAAATACCATTTTGTACCATCACAAACGAATTTAACCATAGTACCACTTTCAGGTGTTAAAACACTAACTTTTGAGTTACTGTTTCCATCTGAGTATACTACTGCAGTTAATTCACCGTCAACATCACTGTGTGCTAAGCCACCTACAAAGTAGTTTGCATCTGCGCCAGTGTCAAATTGCCAGTCTTGAGCGTCTGCTGCTGCACCACCATACCAGAACTCGTAACTTAATCCGATTTCTTCTGCTGGTAGTGTAATTACAATATCCGCAGTAAGGTCAGGACAAACGTGAATTATACCTGAGTCTTCTGCTAAAATTGTATAAGTAGCTGCATCTGGAACAAGCACAACATCTCTGCTAGCTGAACCGTATGCACCACTATTTTCGTTGATTCTATCTGTCTTCATCTTAAATTCCCTCCACGTTGTAAAGAGCGTGAGATTCTGGTAATGTGATTTCAAGACCTGCTTCTGTAAGAATCATGTCTTTTCTCAAATCTTCATCTGCACTTTGTACATTTGTCATGATTTGAGTATCACGGTTAATACCATTACCTACTAAAGGTCTGTATGCTAACTGACTCATATCAGCCATTAACATAAATCCTTTTGCCATTCCTCTAAATAAAGGTTGTTTAACTAAGAACATACTTCCGTGCACAGTATTAATTTCCATTAATTTGTGTCCAAAAGCACCTTCTACGTTATCCATATTTACTCTGTAAGGACTTGCTGATTGACCAATAGATGCATCAATAAATGCTCCATCGCCCATCTTGTTAAAGAATGAAATTACAGGTAAAGAAGCCATAACAAGTTTTTCACTTGCTCCGCCTCTTGCTGGGTCAAATATAACCTCTAAGTCTGATAGTAATTTATCGTAAGTTAAATTAGCTTTTTCAATACTTCTATGGTAAGCTTTACCAGAAGAATAAGCTAATGCAGTAGCATCTGTTTTTTCAGGTGCTACATTCTTTAAGATATTTCCTACTAGACCTTCAGTATACTGAACGCCTTGGTAACGAGCTTTTTGACCGAAGAGCATAGCTCTTTCAATGTCAATTTTGTGCTCGCGTAATTTCTGAGCCCATATTCTATCAAACTCATTCGCATATCCACGATGACGTGTTGCGATTGCTGTGTTTGTTAGTTCACAAGCTGTTTTAAAGATTTGTGTATAACCAAATCCGTCGTCTAGACTATCTGAAAAAGTATCTGGTGATGCTGTTCCTTCTTCAAATGATGTACCAATAATTTGGCAAGTATCATTGTTTGAAAGCACGTTATAACCAGTTGCTGTATTAGCATCAGATAGACCAATTACTCTACCTTGGAAGGTTGAATCTGCTGAACCAGCTGATGGTCCAGATTCAACTCTTACAATAGCTTGAGTATAACCGTTTGCGTCGTCTAAAGTGTTTACTGCAAATACCATTCCTTTGGTAAGAAAGTTAACCGCTCCTGCTGAAGCTGTATCAACTTTAAATGAGTAAACTACGTCTTTAGAAACTGCTGCTCCGCCATTAACGTCATCTGCTAATAAAAAGCTTCTATCTGTGTGATTGATTTGACTTCTGTTTTCAAGAAATCTGAAAACATTGTCATCAGTCGCAACTTTAGAAACATTAGCCAAGTAGGTGAAAAAAGGTGATTCTTCTGGAGTTAATTCTGCAACTCTATCAGAGAAATCATACAGTTTTCTTTGGTCTGGGGCCTGCCCGTAACCAGCACTTGTTGTTGAAGCTGTAATGTCGGAAGCTTTTAGTATTCCGCTATTTATAGCCATTTTAGTCTCCTAACTATTTATGATTGTTTAGTTAGCCTACCACGAGTCCCAGCGCTCATAACTCTATCCCATACTTGGTCAGCCTCAGATTTTTGTGGTTGTTCGCCACCCTGAAGCACACCTGCTGGTTTAGGAATTGATTTAGTTTTCTTTACTGCTTCCATATTTTCACTTACTTTAGCACCTTTGCCTTCATTTTCTTTCCACACTTTAATAAGTGTTTCAATAGGAAGGTTAGCTTTTGGTGTTGTTGCAAATTGTAAAAATCTTTCCGCATCATCTTTTCCAAGATTATGTTCTGAAACCAATTCTGTTTTTAAGTTATTCATCGCCATTTGATTCTGTAGTTTAGCTAACTCATTATCTACTGTTTCGTGTACAAGCTGTTTTTCTTGTCCTACTCTAAATTTGTAAGACTCTGATTCTGGCTTGTAATAGGCGTCCCAAGGGTCAAAGTTTTCTGGGGTTGTACTTCCCTCCGATTCTTTGCCCTCAACTGATTCTCCAGAAAGTCCTTTTTCAATCATATCTACTAATTCGGGTTTTTCAGATAATGCGCTTCTTAACTGAAGTAAGTCTTGCGACTCTCTTGTAAGATTCTCATGCTCTGCTGTCTTCTTATCGTACATAGATTGAAACTTTTTAGCTTCTTGTTCCCAGTCTACAGCTTCAGATGCTTCCACACCTTCTTCTACGGCTTCTTCTTGTAATGAAACTGTTTGTTCCACTGCAGAATCCACAATTGGGTCTTTCTTTTCAACCTGTTGTTGTTCTTGTTCAATTGCCATGTTTTTCTCCTTTCGTGATTTAGTCTAAGACTCTGAACCACGATTGTTATTTTCTTCAGTCTCCAAAGATTGTCCCATTTGGTCTACCAAATTACCTAGTTGCATTACCTTTTCTTTTTCTTTAACTTTAGTGGAAGAAGAAATCTCATTTAATGTAGACTTAAACTTCTCAACTTCTGTTCGTTTTCTAGCAGATACCTGCTCACGTTCAGACGTTTGTAAATCACCACTTAGTTTCTTTACTTGATTTTCAAGCTGTGTAATATACTGTTGCATTTGTGCCATACTTCCTTTTCTTTGAAGAACACCTTCTTTGTCAAAGATTTCGCTTTTCTTCAAAACCTCAACATCATCTACCAGACCTAACTTGTAAGCATCAAGGTACATATTATATTCTGCTACCTTATTGCTTGGTAAAGTTGAACCTGATATAATTCGAATGTCATGTTGACCTAATTGAATATCATTTTCAATAGTCATCATTTCTTTTCGCTTATCATCATACAGTCTCATATTAACTGAAAATTCAGTAATATCATTATTTGGTTGTACAATTCTAAATGTTTTTGCAAATCTATAGTGGTCTTTACATAAATTATAAACTACTTGACCGACTTTTGATAAACTTGCTTCAATATCTCTTAATTTTGATTTACCTCTAGACTCACCCATTTCTGATAAAAGCATCGTACCTCTAACAGTCTCTGGACTTCCGTCTTTAAATCCTTGTAATAACTCAGGTATACCAAAATTTAAATCTATATATTTTTCTACCCTATCAATTAAATAATAAAACTCGCTAGTTAAAGGAGCTGGTTGAGGGTAATGTGGCTCTCCAAATTCTGGATTATATTCAATAACCGCATTTGGGTTAGCCCAATCTTTTTCTAACTGACCAACATTATCAACACTTCCCTCTGGAATTAAAAGTTTTAATCCAGCTGCAGATTGAGCGTGTGACAAGGTTAGAGAGAATAACTTATTTAAAAGTCTTTGAGAGTCTTTAACCTTGTTCACATCTGATTTTGGATAGGGAGTATTAGTCCAAATGTTTGTAAATGGAACAATTGGATATATATCAGTGTTAAGAATACGCTCATAAAGTAAAGTATCTCCAATGCTACTGCATTGAGCAATTCTTGTTTGTTGTATTTCTTCTACTTGTATAGCACCGCTTTCTAAAGCTTGAACATTTTCTTCTTCTTGAAGTATTTCTGCGTACACTTCTGGGTCAATAATTTTTTCTTGACCAGATACTGTGTTGAATAATCTATAATAAGGAACTTTTACTTTGTAAAATCTATCAAGTATTTGATATTTTTGATTTACATTATAATCAAGGTCCTTTGCTTCAGCTGGGGTTAAAACATTGTTACTATTTTTTAAAGTAGATGTTGGATAATCTTCTCCATACAAGGAATTAACTCCAACTTCTATATTGTCAATCATTTCATCTAACTGAGGATAAAGGTCTAAAACTTGCTGTTTGGTTAAAAAGGTAGACAATATAATTCCAGATGCGTCATTAAAAAACCTATCTCTTGACGCTGGGTCTACATATACCCTAAAAGGGTCTACGTGTGTATATTTGACTTCGCCCCTTCCATAATCTGATTCAGGGTCGACATATACATACATATATCCTAGTCCAGTAACAGCATAATCGTGAACAACTTGTTTAAATGTAGAGTCTCCATTCGAGATATCCCATACATACTCAAGTATTGTTTTCCATACATTAGAAAGTTTACTATCAGAATCTTCTCTTGCAATAGCAGAAAACCTAGCAGGTCTAGCTGTAAGCAATGATTTTAGTTTATCTACAGCAGCATATACTCTATCTATGACAAAGTCAGCTTGCCCTACAGATTGTAAAGCATCTGATTCATCTTTAGTGTAATGATTACCTAAAGTAAAGTCTACTGCATTTCTAGCTTCGGCATCCCATTGTTGCCTTGCATCTCTCCATCGCCTAAATAATTCTTTTGTGATTTGCGGCTTAGATTTGTTTTCGTCGTAATTAGCCATATACTCCCAATTAGTTTTTAGTCTAAAAATAAAGATTTTTGTCTACTAAAGTCAAGAGAAATTTTATATTTTCTGTCCAGTAACCCAATTAACGACTCTTTTAGTACGACTTTCTTCTAGTTTAGTTATCTTGTCTTCTAATTTATCAGAGTCTATTGCTCCACTTTTAGGAGGCTTAGCTGTTGTTATAGCATACCAAAGACCATCAAGAAGGTCATCGTTTCTACCTTTTGGAAATTCAAACATCTCATCCACAAGGTTTGCATGTTCTTTTTTTATAAATAACTTTCTTCTATTTACTATAGGACATAAAAGAGCTTCTAATCTATCTTCTTTTTTAATTCCATGAGGAGGTCTTACACCTTGAGACAATCCAGGAGCTAATTTTCTATCTTTACCAGCTAGTTGATTTACATAATCTTTTACCAACCCTTGAGCTCCAACTTTCTCAACATTAACTCTTCTTACTGGATGATATCTTCTTGCCATATCAACAATTGTTTTAGGCATATTATATAAAGGAGAATGTTCTCTGTAGTAGTCAACAACATATACATTTCTATCTCTATCCATAGCAATGGTCATTATAACCTGATAATCGCTTCTAGCATTTGACTCGTAAGCTAAGTCAACTCCCATGTATACGTTAACAGGAATAGCAGACTCATCAACCATCATATAGTTGAATCCGTTTTTGTTAACCAGCTCTCCTTGATAATAGTTTAGTCTATCTATATGAAATTTAGCACTTTCTAAGTCTCTTGCTTCATTTAGGTATTCTTGAGCAAACTTATGTACTAATCCCATTTCTGTAAACCTTCTTCTTATGTCCATAAGTTTTTCTTTTGTAAAATAACTAGGCCATAAAGGAACATCGTCTACTATAGCTTTCTTGTATAATACTTGCCAAGCAGACTTTCTTCCTTGTTTTTCAGCATCTAGCCATCCATCATATACGCCTTGAAGAAAAGAGTCGTAGTGGACTATTGTACCAATAAGCCATATTGACCCTTCGTTTTCTTTGGAGTTTTCTAGTGCGGGTTCTACTGTAGACATTACCCATTCTTTTATCTCTCTCCTTCTATCTGGTGTTTTCGTGTTTAATTCCGACTCAAAGTCGTCAAGAATTATGTTTGTATAACGTAGTCCTAACTGTGAACGACCACGTAATCTTTGACTTGTACCTTTTGCTATGATTCTATCTCCTCTAGCGGTGGTAAATTCTTTCTCTGTCCACTTACTTCCTTTCAAGTCTCCAAAGTAATATTGTAATGCAGGATTTACATCAATGTGATTTTGTATATATTTAATATGGTCTATAGCCTGAGACTGTTCTTCTGATACCCAAGCTATAAATTGTTTCTTTTCTGGAGGAGCAAAGTATAGTTGATGTAATAAAGCAGTCTTAGCTAAAGTAGACTTTGCATGTCCTCTAGGGAGTATAATACAAACACGCTTTTCATCTCCTAGCAATATGTCGCTCAACTCATACTGATAGGGAGAAGGAGTTGATTTCATAAAGTCTTCTGGTAAAAACATCTGACCAAAAGTAACTATGTCTTTCTTTGCAAGCTCTAAGGCTTTCTCTTTCTGAGATAAGTCAGGAGGTATGATATTAAAGTTATCTGGCTTCTTGGTATTCTTTTTCATAAACTCTATCCATCATTACTAATGTTTTAGGTGAAAGCCAGTCTCCGTCTGGTACTTCTGTAAACATACTAGAGCTTTGCCAAAGCAATGGTCCAGCTACATAGACCCAACACTTTTCTTTCTCGCCTGTATCATCCATTATAACATCTACTGTTGTCCTTATATAAAGACCGTCTTTTATAGACTCGTACATATCATACATACTTAATTCTTCTTTACTTACTTCTAGAACCTCTACTACAGCTCCTTTTCCTTTTTTATTTTTAATTAAAGCTGGAAAATGCTTGTGACCAGGAAATACTAAACTGAAATCTTCTATTCTTCCAGTTTCTTCAAATCCTCTTCTAAGAGTTCCATATACAGCTAATCTCATGATTCACCTACCTCTCTTGGTATACCTACGTCGGTAATTCCAAATGATTTATTATATACCGTTAAACAGTTAAAACATTTTATATGTGTAGTGTCTTTCTTTTTAGCACTCCATAAGAATATTGCTGTTTTCTTTAAATGGTAGTGACAGATTAAGCAGCGACTACTTTTCGCTATCTTTCTTAACTTCCGCCAGTTTTTTGTGTTCGGACCCTTGAATTGCATTTAATTGCTCCTTTGTAAAACCTTGAAATAATGTTAAAGACTCTGTAGTCTTTTCTGTATCCATCATTCCAGATATTTTCATTAATGTTGTTATCGCTGTAATCTTATCTCTATCTGAAGAGCCACCTTTGTCTATAATGTCTCTCATTTCTTCTAAAAGATAGTTCGGAGTAATTTCCGCTTCATTCAAGTATTTATCTATTTCTTCTCTAATCAAGTTTTTCACCCTGTCTGTTTTTAACAATAATTTCGCTTGTGATTTAGCGTAGTTTTCATTTTTACTAGGAAATGCTTTCATGTATGCTTCGACCACATCATCTCCTTTTGCAACGTACTTGCCAAACAAAAACTCTTTATCAGTAGCGTTTTTTCTATTTTTCTTTCTAACAGAAGGAGATTCACCTGCAGTAGAAAAAGTGTGCATGTTTGTTTTCATGTCACCTGTTATAACTACTTTAGGACTACATATGTAAGAACCCATTATTGTTCTTATAAAGGTAGTTTCTTTCTTTCTGTCATGTTTTTTTAATACGCCTAGGTGTAACACTTGACATACCTGACCATCGTCAGTCAATATCCAATCTCCCTTGTTTGAATGTCTCCAATCAGTTGATAGAGATATATCTGAATGATACTCTCTAAACTCTTCTTGACTTTCAAAAAGCAGGTGTGTCACACCTTTTACTTTGCGTTCTTTCATAATCTAACTATTTTTCTTCTTTCTCGTCAACTTCTTTTTCAAGTTCGTCGATAACAAATCGAATATAGTTATTTGCTAGGAATCTTAACTCATTGGCTTGTCGGTCTATTTGCATTAATTGACCAGCAAGTTCATTGGCTCTAGCATATTGAGCTTTAGCTTCATCTGATAAGTCAGACATAACAAACTCAATTTCTTTGCCATCATTCATGATTACTAGCTTTTCTTCTTTTTTATCTACCATAGTCTCTCCTTATAATGGTCTCACCATAGGTGGTGCGTGTTCTTCTAGTTTTCTATGCAAGTCTTCTAATATTTCAACGTCTGCAATATTGTGTTCGTATACATATTTTAAAGACTTTTTATCGCCCCAACGAGCTTTTTGCCAATATTCTGGTTTAATTCTAGTTTTACCATCAATACCGAAAAACTCTGTTGCTGCCATTAAAGATGAACGATGTAGCTTTAATTTAGACCTTACCACATAATATAAGTCTTTATGTGACTTTTGTCTGTACATTGGAAAATCTATTCCATGATATAAAGCTCTTGTTCTAATAAAAGGAATATCAAACCTAGTTCCGTAATAAGTAAATATGACATCATACTTATTCATTTCATCAACTAAAGACTGTGTTATTCTTTTATCTTGCTTATTAGACATAATCTCTTCTCTTTCGATAACATCTCCAGCAACCTTCTTAACTCCTCTGCCTTTGATACACCAAGAGAGCATTAAGTCAATATTAGCACTAAAACCAGTAGATTCTATGTCTAGGTATCCTATACTTAGTTCATGTCCAGTTTTATATCTCTTAGGCTTTCTAAACCCTAAAGATTCTATTTTTCTAGTTACAGCTTTATACGTTCTATCGTATCCAGCTATCCTAATTTCCTGGTACAGTTGAAAAGCAGATTTGTTTGTCTTTTCGTACTGATGCAATATTACTACTTCTTCATCTGTCCATAATTTAGCTTTCGCCATTATTTGCCCCATTTCTGGTTTTTGACTATCAATGCCATAACTGAATATATAGCTATATCTAAAAACGCGTCCTCTACAGGCTCATTTTTAGCCTCGAAGTCGTGATTAGTAGAAAGATTGACTAGTCGGTTTATCTTGTCATTTAGCCTTACAATAATACCAAATAAGGCTGTATTAACTTCTTTTTCGTTTTTCAACGTGGTACCCATAGCAATATTGCCAGGACCATAATCAAACTGTTTCTTACAAAATGTTAGATACATTTCATTTAAAAGAGTCTGAAATTCTTTTTCTGTAGTAGGGTAGTTATCTTTTATATACGATACTACGTCTTCTGCTGTGCTAGTTTTTTGGTTCATCTGGAAAATCCTCCGCATCTTTTACATTTTCTAATTCACGTATTAATTTACCCCAATTAAGATTTTGACGTATTTTTTCTAATTCGTCTAGTTCTTGCTGTAATCGTTGCACTAAAGGTTGATTGTTTTGTTCTTTTGCCTTTAAGATTGCTTTTTTGATGTCTTCCATAAGAACTCTCCTACTCCTAATTGAAATAATCCATTACTTACAGCTTCAATAGCCCTCTCATCGTGCTCTAAGCCAGTATTGTAGTAAATTGCATGTAATACCTCATGTATAAAGGTTTCAAGCTTTCTAGACTCTTCTATGTCTTTATTAATAAGTATAATATTGTCCTTTACAAGATGTCTACCATACAATTCTTTATCATTATCTTCGTGTTCAAGTGGTAGTTCTATTATTTTATAATTATGACCACCAATATTTAATCTCATTGCTTTTTCTTTTGCCATTGTTCTCCCTAAACGTTGTTGTGTATGCAACTTACATAAAAAATACTACACAAGTCAAATAAAAAAGGTAAAAATGTTAAAAAAACCGCACGACGTCCCAATGTTCTAGTTTCTAATGCTCTTGAAATCGCTAAAAATAGAAAAATTAACAAAATGTAAAAAAGATATTGACCCAAGTAAAGCAAACAGAGTAACTTTGACAGTTCGAAGGACGAAAAAAAACACTAATGTTCGATGTTCTTAAATAACTAAGAATATTAAATCTATATCTTAAATAATGCTCGGTGTTCTAGAGAGGGTCTAATCGAAAAATTTTTTATCAAAATTATTCTAGTCGTCGAATTTTGCCACCTCACCAGTTTTACCCCAAAATTTCAAAAACCGTTCAGTTTTCCACAATATTATCCACATATCCACAGACGCCATCTCAAAAAATTGGCTTAGTTTGTGTGCTTCTTTTCTTCGCGATGAGGGGTCGGGTCTTTTTCCTATTAGAAATTCCAATATTTGGTTGAAAATTCGGTTTTTTGATATAGTGTTAGTTTTTTAAAAAAATATCTATTATTTGCTAGTGTCAACCCTCTAAGCAAACTTTTTTTTGCTACTAAGTCTAACAATATCAACACTTACAGACACGCCAAAAAAAACTTATAAAAAACTATTGACTATTACATATAACCGCCGTAGGTTGTTTATGTATTATTTGACAATTCGGAACTATCAGACACTCGCGGTGGGAGCCTCGTCCCGCATAACGCGTCACAATTTGCTGAGTTCAAAGCTTAATTTTTCTACTATGTTTGCAAAGTTTGGCGGTTCTCTACAACAGAGATTTAATATAACGCCAATTTACGAAAGGGACAATATAATGTCTACTAAAAAAACGGATGTAGTTAAACAAAAACAGGGTGTAGTAACTCGCGATGTCTATGATAGAGCAATGAGTACTTACCAAACCATGGCCAAAGATGGCGTAATATCTCAGGATATCGCGCAGTCATTGATTGACAAGTATGCCTCAGACCACAGAGTCAAGGGTACTAGAGCGCAATCAAACTTGGCGGTCATCTCAGACCTTAAGAACACGCAACGAGATATGCAAACAATCTCAGAGCTTGTAACTAAAGTGAACAAGCAACTTGCGAAAGACAGGGTCAGAATGAACAAGCGTAACTCTGAGAAGCAAGGGTTACCTCAACTAGGACTTAAAGTTGAGATAATGGTATAACACAACCGAACACAGAGAACGGGGCGAGCAATCGCCCCTTCTCGGAAGGAAAAACAATGAGTAAGCGATTAAAATCAGTTGCTGATTATCTCAGAGTAAAAGAGCGAAAGCTTCAACGAGAAAATCTAAGGCAACGAGAGTTAAGAATAGCAGACCTTAAGCGTCAATTAAGATTGATGAATAAAGAGAAGCTTAGAGAATGGAAGCGAAAGCATCCAAATCAAAGAAAGTTCATACAGGAAATGGAAGATTGGTCTAATAAGGTCAACGGAAATGGTTGGTGGGCTTTAGGAAATAACGAGTAAACGAGTAGATGGCGCCCTCCTATACCTCGGGGCGCCTTACTCTTAACAAGTAAAGGAAATAAAATGAA